GCCAGGATCGATTTGGCGAAGTCCGAGAACGACGCCTTACCGGTCATGGCAAAGTTGACGATGGAATCCTCCATGGAACTGAAGGCGTTGCCGAACAGGCTTTTGGTTTGCCCGGCGATGTTGCGCGCCGAATCCAGGTAGTTATCCCAGGCTGCCGTTGCGCCCTTCGTCCAGTCGCCCTGGGCATTCTCCACATCCGCATAGTTCTGCCGGATCTGGCCCGTCGCGGCCTTGTTCGCGTCTGCGAGAGCCTGCGATTTGCGCTTAAACTCTTCCTCCGACATGTTCCGCGATGGGTCGGATTTCTGGTTGGCAAGCTCCAGCGACTGCTGAGCAAACCGGTCCTGCTGGCTGTTCAGTTCGCCGCTGAGCGCGTTCTGGCGGTCACCCTGCCCCACGCCGAGCACTGCGCGCTGGCCTGCCAACTCCAAGGCCCTCTGCTGCTGCCCCAGTGCCTGCACGTATGTGCTGATCGATCGTTCCTGCTTTGCCAAGCGCCCGGTTTCGTTGGTTGCGAGCACTTCAAGCTGGCTGTCAGCGTCCTTCTGCGCCTTGACCATGCCTGCGCGCGCGTCGGCGATCTTTTGGTCCAGCTGGATGCTTTGCGCAGCCGACGTGGACTTCTTGCCCTTGGCTGCCTCAAGCGCCGCAATTTCTGCTTCGTAGGCTGCCGTTGTCTGGTCGAGCTGATTCCCTATCAGCGCCTGGCGCCGCAGCAGATAGTCTTCCTCAGACAGCAGGCCAGCCTTCTGTGCCGCCTCCAGTTCCTTCTGGTAGTTTTTGTAGGTGTCGGTGATCGCTGCCAAGTCGTTCTTGGCGTTGTTGAAGCTGGTCAGATCAACTTGGGTGCCGGCGGTTTTCGGGTCCTTGTTTTTATCCTCAAGGCCTTTCAAAAGAATGTCGTACGCACCACCGGAAAACTTTTTGCCGTCGTAGCTCACACCGTCAAGCAGTGGCGACTTCTGCCCTGCCTTTTCTGCATTCTCGTAAAGCGCTTTGAACTGATTGTTCAGCTTCTCCAGTCCCGCTTTGCGCTTGTTCAGAGGGTTGACGTTGTCGAGTTGCGCATCCAGCGCTTTCTGAGCCTCGATTGCCTTCTGGTTTGCGTCGGCGTTCTCACCGGTGACAATTGCCAGGTTAGAGCTGGCAGTCTGTCTGGCCTTCAGGTCGGCAAGTTTTTTCTCAAGCGCCTCAGTTGAGTCGTCATGCTCACCGGTGCCCAGACCAAGAGCCGAGTTCAAGGAACTAAGACCGTTAGAGATGGCGCCCGCAATTCCGCCGCCCTTGCGGGTATCCAGAACGCGCTGGGTGATCTCGATCTGCTTGGCCAGGTCAGGGAATATCTCCGACCGGACTTCTGCGTACGCGCCTTTGATGGCGTTCTTGATCCTGTCCCAGTCGCGCTCTACGTCGGATAACGACTCGCGGTAAGTCTTCAGGCGCGTCAAGGCGGCCTGATTCAAATCTTCGCTGAGCACATCCAGGGCACGCTGGCTGTCGCCCTGGTCATCCAGCCCCTTGATCACCTGGTACTGCTCGAGGGTGATCAATCCGTACTGACTGCTGATCTTGCTGGCGGCTTCAGTTGCCGTATCGCCAGCGGTGGCAAAGGACTTGGCGAGTTCGCCCGCCCCCTGACCGGTAACTTCGCTGACTGCGGCTGCAGCTTCAGCCAGATTGCGCATCTGTGTGCCGCTGGTGGCCGCGCCAGACGCGAGCGAAACAACGGCCTCTCGCGCACCAGACAGGTTCCCGGTGACACGCCCAGCGCCGTCGGCCATGTCCTTCAGGCTGGCGATGGTCTGCCCGGCACCATTCGTACCGCCATTAATAGCCGCATTGAACTCGCGCGCCTGCTTCATTGCATCGAAGTAGGCATAGCCAAGCGAGCCGAGTACAGCGACCAGCAGGCCGGCCGGAATCAGCATCCCTGCCAGGCTTTTCGCCGATTCACCGGCGCCAGCCCCCAGCTGAGCGATCGCACGCGCCCCACTGCCCAGGTCGCCTGCCTGGATGGCGTTAGCCAACTGCATGACGTTTTCTTGAGCTTGGCGGGTGCCGAGCTTCAGCTTGTCGAAAGCGCTAGCGGCTTCAGTCAGCCCCGACCGGTCCTTCCCGATCTTAGCCAGAGCCTCGTTGTAGCGCTCAGCATCGATCTGACCAGCTTTATGCAGGTTGTTGAGCGCCTTCTCCTGAGCCTCAAGCTTCGCCAACTTGGCGGTCACCGGGTCAATCCCGTTGACGGTACGCTTCAGCGCCTCAATCTGACGATTTTCCGCTTCGATCAGCTTCTGCTTCTGCGCCAGCTCTTTGGCTTCTGCCTTTTCAATCTTGTCGTAGGCCTTTCCCAGCTGATCCTGGTATTTCGCCTGCTCTTCGATGGTGACCAAGCCGCCCTTGCGGGCGCGCTCCAGCAAACCCTCGGCTTGAACCAGCGATTCCATGCTCGAGATATTGCCCGTCATGGCCTTGTCGAGCTGACTGATGACGGAGATTTCCGCTACTGCGCTGTCGGTGGCTTTGCGACTTGCCCCGGCTTGACGGTCCCTCGCTGCCGTTGATTTATCGATGCTTTGCGCAACATCCGCTTCGGCCTGGGAAACCTTTTTACCGGTGTTGGCCAGGCCTTCGCCCGTTTTGCCCAGGTCATCAATGGCCTTCTGGGCGCCTTCAGCGGAATCGACTAGCTTATCAAGATCATCAGCAGCCTTTGCGGCCTGTGACGACTCGACCGCAATACCCAGGGAAGCGAAGTTGGTGCTCATTTGTTTTCTCTCTGTTCCGCCATCACCTGCAGGGCTTCAGCCTCCATACGGCGGAAGTCGCTGAAAATGGTTTGTCGCTGGCTGATCGGTACGCCACACATCCGAATAACCCCGGAGAGAACGCTGTAGTCCATGCCTGTTGCGCCGCACGCACCTGTGCGCCACTGGGTGCTCATGGCCTCGAAGACTCTGAAGGCGTCCCAGTTGTCGGGCCAGATGCCTACTTCCTTGTCGGGAATGTCCTGGCGAGACAAGCCGAAGGCCAACAGATCTGCATCTGACGGCCCGGGCTCATACAGCGCGCGGGAGGCGCTTAGGAGTTTCCCAGGCGGGCCTCACTGAATGCTTCGGCGTAAGCGTTCAGCACGGCCTTAGGCGCCGAGTTGATCGAGTTGACGAGGATGCGCACATTTTCAGGCGTGAACTCCTCTTCGATGTCCCAGCCCACAACCACATCCAGCAGTTGATCGGCTTGCAGTGCGATCTGGGCGGCGGTGAAAGCTTTGAGGTCCATGTCGCCGACCTGCTTGCCCAGTTCGTCGTGCCGCTCGTTCCAGCCGGTGTACAGCTCGGCGAGCGCAGTACGGTCCAAGTACTTAAACTCGAACTCCACCTTTTCGGCGTTATAGCCGGCGCGCTGGATCATCACCGGCGCCTTGAAGGTCGGTTTCTGGATCAACTTGAACTTAGCCATGGATTACACCGCAGCCGCGTAACGGGTTGGGCGACCGGTCAGCGCCAGGCTGATAACACGGGTCATCAGGTTGTTACGGGACATGGTCGGGGTCGATGTGATGGACACGTAGCCGTTGTAGATAATGCTGCTACCGCCCGGCAGGTTCAGGCGAAGCAAGCGAGCCTGCTTATCATCGTCCGCCGCTTCACAGACGGCCACATACGGCTTGGACGGATCGTCGGCGACGGTGAAGGTCAGCGTGATCGGGTTCTTTGTGGTCGGCATCTGGCGATCATCATCGTCAGCCAGGAAGCCGAAGGTTAGGAACTGTTGATCACCACCACTGGAATTCATCTCAGTAATCTGCGAGATCTCGGTGAAGGCCGTCACCTCGCGAACGGAACCAATCCCCGAGCCCGCGGGATACTGTTGAATGCTGGTCGTATTGACGCTCTCCAGCGCGAACGTGCCGCTGGCGATCTCCCCAACTCGCACGCCGCGACCATCCAGTCGTGTCCAGCCAGAATTTACGGCAATGACGTCGCCCTCGGCCAAGCCGTGCGCCGCAGCAGTCGCGACGGCTGGATTGGCGTTGGTCAGAGCGGTGAATGGGATCGCCGTGCCGTAGATGGACGCGATCTCAAGAGTGGCGCCGTTGGGCATTTGCATGGGTGTTTCCTCTTTTCAGAAATGACAAAACCCGCACAGAGGCGGGTTTCGGGGTTTTGCCCAACGGGCTTAATCAGGTGGCGATGTCTGCTCGGTATTCGAACGACACAGGCACGGTGAACGTGGGTGGGTCGGGTATGCCGGGGCCAGGGTCTACCGGTGACATCGTGACGACGGTGACGCCCGCCTTCGTGTCTCTCGCGTACAACGGAAACAGTGCGGTCAGCTCAGCTACAACCGGGTTCGTCTTGGTCTTGCCGGTATTGGCCGGGGCCACAATGCTGACCTGGTAGACGCCGATGAACGCCAGATGGTCGCCAGCAAGCGTGCTACTGGCGGTATCGCCTGGTAGCGCGAATGCACGAAGGTAGGTCTCGCCGTCCGCAGGGTCATACTGGATATTCTCAAACACGACCTTGATGGGCTCTGCCCGCGCCTTGCTCCAGGCAATCAGCTTGGCCTCGTAAATGGACGCAATGATGGCGTGGCTCATACCTGGTTGTTCCTTGTGGCTTCGTCGACGATCTGTTGGAAGCGGGCCAGGGTAATCCGGACCATGCCGCCAGGAGCTTGGGTCGAATGCCCATACTCCAGCGGGATGCCGTACGGAAGATTGTTCACGATGTAGGCCGTCTCGCCAGCCGTAAGTGCCTGGACCTGCAGTCGCAGCTTGGCCAACGTCACGCCACCAGCAGGATCAACCTGGTCAAGCGTGCCCTCCGCCGGCGTGCCGATGGAAAACTGCCAGTTCCCCCGAAAACGCCCGCCGACGTAGTCCCTACCCGCGACCAACCCGTTCACGTTGAAGTTCTGGTCGCGCTCGGTCTTGGTCAGGGGCTTGGCGTACTTCACGCCGCGCCGCAACTTGCCAGCCTTAGTGAAGTTCGATTCGTTGAGGTTGATGATCGTGTTGCGTACTGCAACCTTGAAGTCGTAGTCATCGGCGGCCCGCTTGTTC